CTCGAACGTAACGGCCTTCTTCGCGGAATCTACACAGCACCTGTCCCAAAACATGGAACCAGTTATCTCAAAAGATACAGGTGGTAGACTTACTCACGGAGGATTGACGACGAGTTACAATTAACAGTGCCGAAGAAGCAAATCTTGAAATTCACAACTTGACACGCTTCATAATTTATATAGATCTAATACTACGTACGGAACTTAGTCCTAGAATATACGCGCTACGGCTTCCACAGTAGGGATTTACCGGTAGATAGGAGAGTTTTAGACAATATACAGGGCTTTCTTGCCTCTCAAACCAGGGGTGACCAACCCCTCAAACCAGGACCAAACCTGGCAATTTTTCCGTAATTAGTGGAAGATAACGATAATGAGTCGTTGGTAATAAATCCAACGGATCGATTAAAAAATTTTTCGATCTACAACTCATCTCACCACCGATTTCATGGAAATTATAAACATTCTTCACTGCGGCTCGAAAATTTCTTTTCTTAACCTTCTCTTCCTCTTTCGGGGAAACGAGTTCACAAATATCACCAAAGGTGATAGATTGATCAAACAGCAAAGCAAGTGTAAGCTTTCCATAAATATCGTTATATTCGTCCTCAATTTTAAAAAATTCATTATCCGATTTAATTTCCAAAAAATCAGCATCTCCGAGCCATCGGGCATCACGGAGATATCTAGAATTAACTAGACTATGCATTTTCCATTGATCAGGATCTTTAATCACTGCCACCTTCTTCTGCCCATTAGAAATTTGCTTTCGCAACTCAAAGGCAAGGGCTCTATCCTAAAAGAGAAAGGATGAAATTCAGGCGAGAGGCCAAAGCCTCCCAACCACTCGGGGAAAAACCACTTCGAGCATGGATTAAATTCATCCAGACTATGTAATAAGTCATGGTGGCTACGGAGAAAGGATGCGTCTGCTTCCTTCTTCACAATAAGAGGACATGTGGACATTAAATTCCGATGTACAGTTCCAATGTTGGCTAAGGTTTTTTCACCCTTAAGGCCTGATTTGGACTGTCCAAATAATAAACCCGGATTCAGATGGAGTCTTTCGACCCAACCTGAACTCGTCCTATCGAACATCATAGAATTAATGACACAAAATTTATCAGAAAAATATGTCTTACCAACAGAGGATTCAAGTCCCCCAAAGGCAGTAATTTTTTCCCAACAATCTCGAATGTTATCAGTTTTACCTGAAAAAACACAATCGTCGCCATTAACCCTTAATGGTAAAAATTTATTTAATTTCAATGTACGACGAGAGGAGACCTCCATTGCGAATCTACAAAGTGCAGCATTCGCTATACATAGAAAAGGGAAAGATATTATCGAACCCATCAATTGACCTTCTTTTTGAGGAAGATATTGCGGAATTTTCCCATCAATTTTGATATTGGGTAATTTCATCCGCTCCTCAGGATCATTTGATGAATTGATAAAGATATGTCCTGTTAAGCAAACACGAATCATTTCAGACAAATCTCGAAAATAATTCTCCGGAAGGAGTTCCAATTCCTCTCTGGGAAAATTATTTTCAAAAATTGGGGCCAATGCCTCGTTAATACATTCTGAAACCCACGAGTGTAGATTATCAGTGCTTGCTTTATAATCTCCGGAGACAATAAGTTTATCCGTTAGATTACTAAATAATTGGTTAATTGTCCCGACATCTACGGGTTTTCCAATCAACTCAAAAACAGGGTTATCTTTTAATATTTTCCATAACCACTCCTGGATAGGTTTAAGACAGAAGTATTTAAGAGGAGGTCCTTTAGAAATGACTCTCACTTTAAATGGTTCGGGTAATCCGACAGCCTCAACATACGGCTCTTCTTCAATGGCTTTAGGCCATACCTTCCAATACAATTTTGTATATATATTTTCTATATGGGTGGTATCAATAATTCCTCCAATTGTTTCCTTAACATGTTCAATATCCATAGGCGATTGCCCTTCCCAACAGAAG